GTGCAACGTTTTGGAGTGCCATAGAGGCCGACGGGCATTATCCCGAATACATCCGGCGAAGTTTGAACGTGGATAAACGAACCTACAGGGCATTGCACCGCCGGGATGCCAAGTGGATCCTGCGAATCATCAATGCGGTGGGCAAAAATGACGATGAGAAACTGGCAATTATAACGCACTATCCACCAAGCATGAAAACCTTAAGGACGTTGGGTACCAAAAACGAAGAATTTTATGCATCCAATCGCGAAGATTTGTTGAAAAAGAATGTGGGTGTCTGGGTTTACGGGCACACCCACCATAACAAAGATTTCATGGTGAATGGTATTCGTCTCGTTTCCAATCAAAAAGGCAAGAAATATGACCGCTGCGCTTTGTGTCCCTGCAAAGTAATTGAGCTGTAATCAAATAAATGTCCGGACATGATGTAATGTGTGTAATGTTATATAAATTTTCATTGTGTCTACACTTAATTTAAAAAAATAATGTTGGACGTAATAAAATGTCTTCTATCAGCACTTCAAACATCACCAGTGGATTCATCGACTTGGCAACATTCGATGAAATTGAACGCTACTTGTATGGCGGAGATACGGCTACGGCCTATTTTGTGCGTGAAACCCGCAAAAGTACGTGGTTCACGCAGGTTCCCGTGATCCTGTCAAACGCGTCGGGTCAGGCGCAGTTCGGTCAAGACTGGTCCGTTAGCATTTCGCGTGCGGGCGATTACCTCCTCCAGACGTGGCTGCGCGTGGGTCTTCCGCAGGTGCAGCTCGCCAACGACGACGAAAATGCGGGCATTCGTTGGACTCGCAACTTGATGCACAACCTCATCAAGGATTGCTGCATTACCTTCAACGACCTGGTTGCGGCCCGTTTCGATTCCTTCCATCTCGATTTCTGGTCGGCGTTCACGGTGCCGGCCGGCAAACAGGATGGCTACAACCAGATGATTGGCAACACGGCTGCCCTCACGACCCTCCAGACGGGGCAGCACGCGCTGCCGCCGACCGTGCCGGGCGACAATGGTGTGACCATGCTGAATCTGCCGCTGCCGTTCTTCTACTCGCGTGATTCGGGTGTCGCCCTCCCGACCGCGGCTCTTCCCTACAACGAGATGCGCATCAACTTCTCGTTCCGCAACTGGAACGAACTCCTCATCCGGGAAAACCTCGCCGCTGCTTCCACGCAGGAGTACCGTCAGACGGTCCAGGCCTCCGACCTCCAGGGCGGTGCCGACCCGCAGCTCACCAAGGTCCAGGTGTGGGCCAACTACGCCATCGTCTCCAACGACGAGCGCAAGCGCATGGCCTGTGCCCCTCGGGACATCCTCATCGAGCAGGTCCAGACGGCCAACCGCCAGACCTTCTCCCCGAGCACCGTCCCGCAGCCGAGCTACGACCTCCGCCTCTCCCACGCCATCAAGGTCCTCTTCTTCGCTGTCCGCAACAAGACCTGGGGCTCCGAATGGTCCAACTACACCTGCTCCTCGCCCGGTCTCGGTGTCGCACCGCAGGGTGGCAAGTTCACCAACAACTACGCTGTCGACCCCATCCTCGACACCACCCTCGTCTACGAGAACACCAACCGTCTCGGCTCCATGGGCTCCGACTACTTCTCCCTCGTCAACCCCTACTACCACGCCCCGGTCATCCCGACCGTCACCGGCTACCACATGTATTCCTACTCCCTCGACTTCATCTGCCTCGACCCCATGGGTTCCACCAACTACGGCAAGCTCACCAACGTCAGCATTGTCCCCAACTCCAGTCTCGTCGCACAGCAGGCCAACGCCGCCGGTGGTATCGCCAACGTTGCCACCGCTGACGGTGTCGGCTGGAAGCAGTCCTACGAATTCGTTCTCACGGCTGTTGACAACAATATCATTCGTGTATCAGGCGGTGCTTTGGGTTTCCCAGTTTTATAAAGTGCGCCTCCATTCAATCAATTCTATACCAACATGGTATAGAAACATAATTAAATTACCTCCAATGCAAAAACAAAAGGGTCCTCAAAAAACGAAATCGATTTGATCTAAAAACATGCACGTTCTTCAAAAACAATGCCAAAAATCACCGACAAAACCCGTCAAAAAATTACCGAAGCCGTTGAATCGGCCGGATGCAGCAACTGGACTATAAACGACAAAGATTCGCGTTACATTGACTTTACTTGCCACTGTGGAAATCGCGACAAAAAACTAAAGCAACAACTCGTTAAAAAGTTTTCTGGATGCAGGCAGTGCAGCAAGAAAGGAATTGGACAGAATGTAATCGACAAGTGCAAACAGAAATGCGAGGCCTTGAAATACACCTACAAAGGAGTATCGAATAAATCGCGGCATATCGTGGTTGCATGCAAGTGTCACACAGAATTTAACGTGCACACGAGCAATTGGTTGAGAGCCTCTGACGGACCATGCTCAAGGTGTCGCCAATATTGGACGCCGATATTGGCTTCGAAGTCGTTGACTTCAGGAAAAATTGGAGAAAAATATGCAAAGGGTCCTTGGTCAGGCGGAATCCCAGTCGGATACTTGCAGGAAACAGACAAACGCGTCAAAGTTAATTTTAAGAAAGAACACGGTGGAGGCGGAAAAACTTTTCATAAAAACGTTCACGGACCGTTTACCCGTGCCATTGCCGAATCCTTTCAAAAACGTGAATGTGAAAAGAGAGGGTTGACCAAGAACCAAGTGCGACTGGTTACCGTTGTAAGTCATCCTGTTTTGCCGACCGGGTACGAATACTACGAGATGAAGCTTTTGCAGAACAATGGACGAGGCAATCCAAAAATTGAAAAATGTATGAAGTTGGAAACAGACCAACTTGAATTTATTCGGTCTAAGGGCGCGGTCCGGGCGTATTTAGAAAAGGGAAAGAAAACCTGTTATGCTTGGATAGGAAGAGCCGAACGTAACAAAAAGGTTCACAGCATACTGTATCCTCAGTTTTCGGAGGTCGATCACATCGATCGGAACGGCTTGAACAATCTTCGAAGCAACACCCGTGAGGGAGGAGGTCGCGTGAATGCCCAGAACAAAGGTAAGCAGAAGAATAACACGAGCGGGCACGCCGGCGTTGAGTGGCACAAACCGGTCGGAAACCGAAAGGGTCGTTGGAAGGCGGTGTGGAAAGATAAGGAGGGAAAGCGCAAGAGCAAATCATTCTCTGTGTTCGCGGAAGAAGACAAGGAACGGGTGAAGGCGCTGGCGATCGCACACCGGGAATCAATGGCGAAGAAGACGAGGGAGTTTTTGGGTATGTGAAGGGAAAATTTAGTACCTTGGGAATAATAAACACTAGTCTAAAATGAAATCTTCAATTTCGGCGTGGGGCATACTTGCATTTATTGGAATCGCCGGGTGGTTGCCCCTGGCTTACTATAATGTTTATAAACAAGATGGTTATTTGACTCCTTTTACGACGTGCCGTGTGACAAACAACGATGTGTGCGTCCCCCAACGAAAACGCAACATGTTTATTTCCAGGGCCCTGCGTGCAATTCGGTGCCCGTTGCTAGGTTGGAAAGATGCGCCTTGCGCGAAGGAAAGACGGGGAGTGGCAACGTGGTGGCTTACAATTTTGTTCTTGGTCGCGGGAACCTGGGGAAGCATTGGTGTATTTTCTGGGATGGACCACATGAAGAAAAAAGGGGTCCCAATATTTTTGTCTGTGGCAGTAGCAGTTCTTCTGTTCGGGCTTCTGGAAGTTCCTTACGGAAATGACAAAAAAAATCACGAATCCAAATCCCGGCATCTGGGAATGGCAATAACGGCTTTTGCTTTGATGATTATAAACTCATTGTATTTGGCCTCCAATTCTGTGGGTCGCACTCAGAAAACGCTGCGCGTTCTAACAGGGTTTTTGTTCGTGACTGCATTGATGGCGGGAACGAGCGAAGCAGTGGTGGATAATAATATTCCAGGAGTGACAAGGAAGGCCCATGCATGGTATTCCAAAAAACAGTGGCATATGCGCCTCATCGATTCCTTGTTTGAACTGGGTGAAAATTTTCCCGTGATTCTGTATAGCGCAATAATTTTAGTAGCCAGCGAAAAAAAAATTTAATAATAAAAACACTATGAAAAAGATCCTGAAAAAGTATGGAATGTATGTCCTGGTTATTGTTATTGTATTAGCCTTTGCTCGCGCGCTCGGATGTGGATGTGCGGGCGGCCGATGGCGTGACCACATGGGTGTTGCATGCGGGTGCGCGCCTCCCGCCCGCAAGGAAAAATTCTCTTTTGGCAAGATTGGTGAATTTATAGGTGGAGTTGGGGCACTCGCGGGGTTAGGCGTAGCAGATGTGGTCGGTTCCAGTGCACGGTGGGCGGCCGGAAATGTCATGGATGGTGCGAGACATGTAGCCGGGGCAATCGAAGGAAAGGCAGTTCATCCGGTTGACCATGGCGCTTTCTGGATATGGTCAATTCCGTGAAATTTTTGAATGTGCCGTGCGCATTCAAAAATACCGTCAATGATTTCACATGACCGCAAATCTCATGCTGCCACCGTCGATGAGCAGAACATTGTTGCATACCCCGACGGCAACAAACTCGTAGCGCTGGACGCCATTCCCCCACCCCGATCCAGGGTCCATCTCCGCGACCGCTACTGGATTGGCTGATTGTATGGCGTAATTGCTCGCTTTGGGTTTGATGCTTACCTGCGCCAATCTTCCATAGTTGGTAGAGCCAGTGGGATCAACGTTTATTCCATCCATTGCGTAAGAATAAAAATATATACCCGTTGGATATTCGGACGATACCGTGTCTGGGGAATATAAATATTGTTGGATTTGGGTGAAATAGTTGATTTGCATTTCCGACAAACGACTGGTCCCTTCATACAACAAAGTTACATTTTCAAACGGATCACGACCGTAATATCCAACGCTGGAGTCAACAACGGAAGCCGTAGTGTAGTTCGACCAATCATTCCACAGCGTGGTGTTTCGTGCGCCGAAAAATAACATTTTGATTGAATGCATCATGTTCAAATTGAAAACAGGTTGTGATTCCACGAAAGGTACGAATGGTTTGATTGGCGATGTCAAAGTTTGTTCAATGAGCATTTGGCGCCGCGCACAATTCATCCTTTTCCTTTCGTCGTTTGTTACCAAAGCGTAATGTCCCCAAACTTGAACTGATCGCAGGGTGGGCGCACAGGCGCCTTCGATATCACTTAGACGGGGCACAAATCGTTGTTGCACATGCTGCTGTG